ATGAACAACAAGGACTCTTCGAACTATCAAGACTCTGTATTCATCCACAAACTCAACAGAGTGAGTATAATATCACTTCTTGGTTTGTTTCAAAAGCGATTAGACAGTTACGAAAGGATACTGAAGTTAAAGCAATCATCTCTTACGCTGATAGCGACTATCATCACGGCACAATTTATCGGGCTTGCAACTTTAGGTATTGCGGTCTATCAGATGCAAAAAAAGATTTCTACTATTCAAACGGAACTAAGCACTCTCGTGGAAAAGTAAAAGGTGCTGAGGGAGAATGGAGAGAAAGATCCCGAAAGCACCGTTATGTGATGATATTTGATAAAAATCTAGAATTAAAATGGAATTGAAGCTCTAGTATTTTCAGTCTTAATTAGAGTATCGTTTACATATTGTGATGACCTATCATAAATCATCGCTTTTCTTGTGTCATTAATAACTTGCTGTAGGTATCTTGGTTTTAATACATAGATACCTCTCTTATCATTATTCTTTCTCACTTCATATTCATAATTACTCACACCTACAACTGGGTTTGAAATATAAGTTACATTTGATCCAAGTATCGTAGAATCATTCGTATAAACATTTCCATCATCATAGTAAGAAACTTTAAAGTCAGCATCAACAACTTGACCTGCAGGAAGAATCAGTCTATCCTCCGAATCTCTGACTTCTTTAGTTTCATAATGATGAATCGCATTCAAGTCGTCACCATAGATTGACTCTGCGTAATCGTATATTTGCTTATCAGAAAGTGGCCATTGGTCTCTCAGTCTTGTGATTCCTGCAGATACAATCACAACCCAGTCATACTGAGTGCTACCATAAAGTTCTTGAGCAACTAACTCTGGTCTAGACCCATCTGGAATCTGATACTTATCAAAGACAGTGAAGACATTCTGCAAGTCGTCACGAAGTTTAACTCTACGAAATAGATTCTTGACAATTAAATATTGGTCGGACGATTTTGAATCTGGTAAAAATGATTGATATTCTAAGTTTGGAAGTTCTCTGAAGTAAGTCATTAGTATCCAACTCCTGTTTCGTTTCTTTCTGGATAATCATCAGCATAAATAGGAGTCAATTCTTGGAAAGTCATTCCAAGATTCATATGCACTGGAGTTCCGTCAGAGTATGTTGCATAAGTATTAGATCCAGTAAAGTTTAACGCTAAGTCTGTAAGAGCACAAATCTTAAATTTATTCAGATATGGGTGAGGTTTTCCTCCACTCATATATTGGACCTTAAACACATTAGGTGCTTTTAAAAATAGTCCAGCAGCTGCGCCACTTTCAGTTCCTTTTCTGGCTGCCATTGCTTTTTTTAAGAAGACTACCATATCTTTAATTTGTCTTGCTTCATCAGCATCTCTAGGTGCTAAATCAAATGCAAATTGAAAGGGAGCACGAAGATTTAGACCTCTAAACAAGAGCTCAATGTTTTCATTGAATACTGCCCCCGTGTTCCTTGCTAACACATCATTAAACAAACCATCTTGTCCCAATAAACTTTCGACTGCTTTTGAAGCAAAAAAACTTTGCGCTGTTTTTTGCCCCAAAGATGTTGTAGCCGCATCTTTTATACCTAAAGCAGCTGCTACCAGACTAGACCCAAGAGATCCAAAAAATTCTTTTCCTTGTACAGTTTCCTGTGCAATGCCAAGAGCTAAAGTTTGTGCCGGTCCCATCTTTCCTTCACCCCAGCTTGTAGATTGAGTATTTGTAGGAACACTCTGAGGAACGGGAAGAATTACAGTTCCTTGTATCTGTTTACTACCTAAACTTTTATATGTGTTATCAGAACTATTTTGAGCAAAGGAAAATGCTCCCTCTGTGGGAAGATTAAGTCTAGGTTGTTCATACTTATAAGCATCAATCTTTACATAATCCGTATTATTCTCTAATCTTTTTAATGGATATCTGTATATTGGTGCCATTTATTTTTTTGAACTATTTAGTCCTGACATTACCAAAAGATAATCTTTTTAGGTCTTCAATTTCCGATTGATAAACCTCATACATTTTCCCAGCGATTTCATCCCAAGTATATTGTCTTTCTTTTCCCCAATGATAGTTTAATCCCACAAAACCCCAATTATAAACTTTCTTTACATAGACAAAAGGATTCTGGTCATATTGTATATTGGGAGTCTTTGCATTATACACAAACACATAATACTTACCAGCAACTGGGGGACCAGAAGATTCAGTCAATACACTCATAATTTCAAGCATAATATCATCAGCATCTTCTGTGCCGATAAATTTTTTAACAATACCAGCAAGACGACTTCTGTTTCTTTGTTGAAGAGTTTTTCTTGGCATTACTTAATTTGCAGTTCGTGTTCGGTGATTATCTTAAACTCATAACCTCTATCAGCACACCATTCTCTTGCTGCTTCCCACTTTGATTGATTTTTAGCATACTCATAGACCTCAGCAATATACTTCTGAGTTTGTCTTTTTGGTTTAGGGGGAGGGATAGTTTGCTTTGATGGTTTAATTTCTATCATATATTTTTTGATACTACCATTAGACTCTTTCACTTTGATAAGAAAGTCCGGAAAATAACGGTGTATGCGATTGTCTATTGGAGACTTATATGGAATACATTTTTCCTCTGATGACCATTCAATTATTTTTTCATTCGTATCACAGTAAACCATGAACTTGCGCTCCCACAAAGACCTGTATATGATATTTGTTGGATTTCCATTATACTTTTCTGGATGAGATGGTTGATATTTTCCCTTATATGACATCTAAATACTTAATAATATAACACTCGTATAAGGTATTTAGAGTGGCAACACCCCGCAGAATATCTGATATTAAGCCATTGATGACCAATCTGGCACAAACTTCTCACTATGAGGTGAAGTTTGGCACTCTTCCTCCACGTTTGATGTCATATCTGGCTAGAAGAGGAATTGATTCAAGATTCATTGCGGAGAGTGCAGGTCTTCTTTGTTACTCTGCCGTTCTTCCAACAACTACATTAGGATCTTTTACGATTGATGGAAATTTTATGGGAATTCAAGAAAAGTTTGCAAATTCTAGAATCTATTCTGAAATAACACTTGATTTTTATATTGATAGTAACTATCAAATGCTTAATTTCTTAGAATGTTGGATGGAATTTATTGCAAGTGGGTCTTTTAATAATCAAGTTCTGCCTGGAGAGAATGCTCCAATTAACCAAAATCAAGATGGATATTTTGTAAGAATGCAATATCCCTCATATTATAAAGCAAATTCAGTAAGAATTGTCAAGTTTGATAGAGACTATCGGAGAGAGATTGAATATAACTTTAGAGGACTATTTCCTTTGAATATGAGCTCCATTCCTGTTTCTTATGTTTCTTCTGATATTTTGAAAGTGTCTGCATCATTCCAATACGATCGTTATATTGCAGGAAGAACAAACACATTTAATCAGTTTATTTCTAGAGACAGTAATAATCAGAATCCACTCAATCCACTGACACTGCAAACTTCACCACAATCTGCAGAAAGTATTTTCAGAGCATCACAAGAGACTTATACTTTTGGAGTCAGTAATAGTTCAACACTTCAATCTGCGGCAGATTCTTTATCTTCAAATCCGTTATCTTCTCAAGCAAACCCTGAAACTCTCTTCTAAATAATTTTAACTGAAATTTTTATAGGTCATTATGCCTTTACCTAAGATCTCTACACCAACATATGAGTTGGAAATTCCTTCACTGAAAAAAACTATTAAGTATCGCCCATTTCTTGTGAAGGAAGAAAAAATTCTTATTATTGCAATGGAGAGTGAAGATCCAAAGCAAATCGCTGAAGCAGTTAAAACAGTAATCAGCAATTGTATCATCAGTCGTGGTATTAAAGTTGAGCAACTTGCAACTTTTGACATTGAATATTTGTTTCTGAATATTCGTGGAAAGTCTGTTGGTGAAGAAGTTGATGTCTTAATCACTTGCCCTGATGATGGCACAACTCAAGTTCCTATGAGCATTAATCTTGATGATATTCAAGTTGAGTTTGATAAAAAGCATTCAAGAGATATTAAACTTGATGACAATCTTACTCTCAGAATGAGATATCCTTCTATGCAAGAGTTTGTGAAGAGTAACTTTGTTGTTGGTGCTGAAATTTCTGTAGATGATACTTTTGATATGATTATTTCTTGTATTGAGCAAATCTACAGTGAAGAAGAATCTTGGGCAGCAGCAGATTCAACCAAAAAAGAATTAAAAGAATTTCTAGAGCAGTTGACCTCGCAGCAGTTTAAGGACATTGAAAAATTCTTTGAGACAATGCCAAAACTTTCTCATACACTTACAGTAACAAATCCAAACACGGGTGTTGAGAGTGAAGTCATTCTGGAGGGACTAACATCTTTTTTCGCCTAGCGATGGTGCATGAGGATCTTGCATCATACTACAAAACAAATTTTGCATTGATTCAGCATCATAAATATTCATTAACAGAGTTGGAAAATATGATTCCATGGGAAAGGGAAGTTTACATCACTCTTCTCCAACAATATATTGAGGAAGAAAACCTGAAGAATCAATCGAATGGATAAGGCAGAAGCTGGTTTAAGAGCACAAACGGGTGAAAAACCTGGTGGTGGGTATTATACCAGCTCGGAAAGAATTACCTTACAAAAGTTTTCTCTAGGAAGAATCACCACGCTCCCAAGATCTGTTTTTGGTGGTCGTACAGTGGGAGGTGGTGGTGGAAATGCTGCGGGTGGAGGTGCTGGCGGCGGCGGAGCAGTTGCAGCAGGATCTGCGATTGTAGTAAGACCACAAACAAGTTTAGTTGATAGAGCACAAACATTACAGATACAGACAAATGCAGGGTCAATTGGAAATCTTCAACAGAGTCTTGATGTAATTCGTGTACAAGTAACAGAATTAAATCAGGGTATTCAGAATACTGCAAAACAACTTCAAGCAGAAAGTGCTCTAGAGCAAAACCAACTTAAGCAAGAGCAAGAATCAGAAAGAAGATTAGCAGAGCGTAAAGTTAGACTTGGAAAAGAAAGTGAATTAGAGAAAAATATTCAAGCGGCATTAGCAAGACCACTTGCTAAAATTCAACAAACTGTGACAAGTTTGTTTGATAGAGTCATGGGTGCTTTGACAACATTATTCTTTGGGTGGCTTACAAATCAAGGAATTGAAACTCTAAAAGCATTTGCAGAGGGAGATACTAAAAAACTTGAAGAGATTAAGAATACTGTTATTAAGAATGTTTTATTTGCAATAGGTGGATTTGCTGCAGTTAATATTGGATTTGGTTTACTACTGAGAACTATTGGTGGTTTAACACTCAAATTAGCAAGTCTTGCTACCAGAATTGCTTTAGCTCCTTTCAGACTAGGGGCAGCAGCATTAAGAGGAGGTATGTCCGCCCTGAGAGGAATTGGAAGTAGAGTTACCGGTGCTGGAGGTGTTTTAGGTAAAACTGGTGGAGTGATGAGTAGATTTTTGGGTGGGGTTAAAAATTTAGGAAAAGGTGCTCAAGGTGTATTACGAGGCACTGGAAATGTTGCTTCCAAACTTTTTGCACCCATAGCACTTGGGGTTGGAACTTATAGGATAGCACAAGGAGATATTGTTGGTGGTTTATTATCCTATGGATCTGCAATTCCTGGTGTTGGTTTAGGTTTTGCAGGTTTAGACATTGCAAGAGAATTTGGACTTGGAAAAGGCACTTTTTTTGGCAAGCAAGAATCGCAACAACAAGCATCAACACCACCAGCAACACCACAACCACCAGCGGCAACACCACCAGCAACACCACAACCACCAGCGTCAGTTGCACAACCACAAACTTCTGCAATGCCAACACCATCTGAAATGACATTTAGTGTTGACACTGCAAATATGTTACAGGGTCCGGCACAAGCATTATCACAAGAAACAGCACCTTCTTATGGCACAATAAATGTTGAAGGATTACTTCAAGAAAAACCCCCTGCTGCAGATGTACAAGCACCACCAAAACCTGCTACTCCTGTAGGAACTCTTCCAGAAGCAAAACCAAACATCATAATGGCTGGTGGTGGAAGAGATAGAACTCAGACAATTGCTTCTCAACAACAACCATTGACTGATGTGCCATTTATACCATCTGCAAATACTGATAATTTCTATGTGCTCTATTCACAACTCAACTACAATGTGGTGATGTAATATGGCAGTATCAACACCAATCAGAAGAGTAATTCTTACAGCAAATGAATCTAAGAAAAAGATTTCTCAAGGTAGAGATGCAATCAAGTCCGTTGGGCAAGTTATTTTAAAAAGAACTAAAGTTAAAAGAGAAGCATTTGCACAAACAAATATCTTCAGAAAAAGAAGAGAAGAAAATGAAAAGAGACAAACTCTAGAGGATGAATTAGAAGCACCAAGAGTTGTTATGACACCGACAGGACCTCAACAGTTGATACAAGCAACTGGTGCTGGTGGATTTTTTAAGAGAATTTTAGGATTTATTGGTTATCTTGCTGCAGGTTGGATAATGAATAATCTCCCAACCTGGATTGCAATGGGTGAAGAATTTATTGCAAGACTTCAGAGAGCAGGGGAGATTGTATCTGAATTCTTTAATAATACGATTAAGTTATTCACTAATGTAGGTAATATTTTAGGAGCATTAGGACAAAACTTAATGCAGTTTGATTTCTTTGATACTTCAAATCGTGTAAAAAATGCGATGGGCGAATTAAATGACACTATGGGAAATCTGACAGGGCAGATTGAAGAGGCATTTGATTTACTTACAACTCCACTTACAGAAGGTAAGTATAGTGGAGAAGAGATTCCTAAAACGGGAACACAACAAACTGATGAAGGTGCTTATACTGAACCACCTCCTTATAGTGGTAGTGGTGGGGGTAGTCCTGATTTTTGGACCTTAGCAGCAGTTACTTCTCTAGAAGATGGAGACCCTCAGGGAAGAGCTGATGTAGCACAATCAATCTATAATAGAGCAGCGTCTGGAGTTTTTGGATCATCTTCTATTAGAGCAATAATTCTATCTGGTAATGGAAAACAATATGAGCCAGTAGGTAGAGCTGTTAAAGAGTTTAATGCAATACAAGATAGAGAAAGTGCTATAAAAGCAATTATGGTTGCAAATAAACTATCAAGAAAACAAGCAGAGAGAATGATAGATGATACGGTTTCTGCAATTACCAATCCATCATTGCAAAAAAAAGCTGCGGAATTTGTTGAAAATCGTACAGATTTTTTAGGTGCAGGATTAACTCCTAATCGGTCAAGTTCTACAGAGTTAAGAAGGAGAAATCCAAGTGATAATATTTTTGGAAATTATGTTGGTCCCGCATCATATCAATATGGATTGAGAAGTCGGGGTAAAGCATCATCTCCCAATATTCAGTTATCTACAACTACAACGACACAAGCATTAACACCCAGAAGAGGTATAACTACAACTGTTCGCGATGAAGTTGATGTTGTTAGAAACACAAGTCCTTTAGCGGGATTAACACCAGGTCAAGGTTTTGGTGCTGCTAGAAGAGGTGGAAGACTACATAAAGGTATTGATATTGGCACTTACAATACTAGAGGATTTTATGTATCTTTCAGACAGTCTGGAAAAGTAACCTATGCAAGAAATAATGGAGAAGGATATGGAAACTTAGTTATTATTAAATCTGGAAATACAGAATTTTATTTTGCACACCTTGCTCGCATAATGGTAAAAGAAGGGCAGAGTTATAATGGAGAAACAATAGGTGAAATAGGAAATACTGGAGGTGATTATTCTATTCACTTACACTTTGAGGCAAGACCTAATGGCAATCCAGTCAATCCAAAACCATATTTAAATCTTCTTTCTATTGGTAGACAACTTACAGGAATCGCAGGAAAACCCACAACAGTTGTCCCAGAATCACCTGCTCAACCATCACCAGCACAAATCGCAGCACCTGCACAACAAACAAATGCAGTACCATTTTCACTCACGCCTGAAAGATCTGGTCAAGATATTATCATTATAGACCAACCAAGACAACAACAAAACATTATTACTTCAGCATCGGGTGGTGGAGGACAAGGACCTTCTGCAATTAGTGATTTTGACTTGTTAAATAACTTTATCAAGAATAAACTTCTTCTGGATTTAGCGTACGTATAATGTCAATTCAAAAGTCCATTTATGAGCAGTTAATATTAGAGTCAAGCGATCGTAGCAGGACGATTGACATCTCAACTGGTGCTATCTCTATAGATTATTACGAAGATATTTTTTCTCCAACGATTACTGCAAAAGTTAAAATTATCAACACAGGAAACACAATTGTTGCTGAAGGTGGCACTGGAAGGCAATCAATTTATAATGGTCTTCCCCTGAGAGGTGGCGAAAGAGTTGTAATGAAGATCGCTGGAAACTCTACTACAAATCCTGGATTAGATTTTTCAAAAAGAGTAGATGATTACTTGTATGTTTCAAGTATTACTGATGTCATCTCAGAAACAAATCAAGAAAGTTTTACACTTCATTTAACATCTAGAGAAGCAATTACAAACGAAACTGTCAGAGTTGGTAAGAAGTTTAAACCTGGTAGTAAAATTAGCAATTCTGTAGAAGATATTCTTAAAAATTATCTCAAGACAAACAAGATAGGTAATATTGATTCCGCTAAACCATATGGTTTTATAGGAAATATGAGAAAACCATTTACGGTTTTAGTGTGGTTGGCATCAAAAGCAGTTCCAGAAAAATCTGGAAGTGCAACGGCAGGTTTCTTATTCTATCAAACACAGGATGGATTTCAATTTAGATCGATTGATGATTTGATTGACCAACAACCTAGAGAAGATGTGAATGGAAATAGAGTTGTATATACCTACAACCAAGTCAATCAAGCATATGATGAGAATAATAATAAGGTCAACAATGACTTCAACATTCTGAATTATTATGTGGAAAAGAATCAAAACTTGATTGAGAAATTAAAATTAGGAACTTTTGCAAGTCAGAGAATATTTTTCAATCCACAAACAGGAGCAATCACAAATCCAGAGCAAACTCTATTCAAGTTTGAAAGATATTCAGATAAAACAAGTAACTTAGGAAGTGACATTAAACTTCCACCGTTATCTGAAGGATCTGAAAAAACTCTAGGAGATGTGCCAACAAGAATTATCACGGGTATTCTTGATATTGGCACCTTGAATTCCGATGTTTCAACAGATGTAAATGCTGACCCAACAGAATATCAATCACAGTCTTTAATGCGTTATAATATTCTGTTTACTCAAACTCTCAATGTTATTGTTGCTTCAAATACAAACTTAAGAGCAGGTGATGTAATTCAATGTCAGTTTCCAAAAATCACTCAATCTGATGCAAAAGAATATGACACTGAAACTAGTGGTCTATATATGATTAAGGAATTGTGCCATCATTTTGATGCAAATAATTCCTATACTTCTATGAAATTAGTCAGAGATACTTTCGGAATCAACAAAAAGGCATAGTAAATGATAGACGAATCACTTCTTAAAAGTCATTTTATAGGTAGAGATGGTTTCCGTTGGTGGTTGGGGCAAATTGCACCAGTAGAAGCGTGGGAAGAGCAAGCAAATGGTGGTGGATGGGGATATAGGTATAAAGTTAGAATCTTAGGATATCATCCTTTAGATATTGCCGAATTATCAAATGATGATCTTCCTTGGGCACAGGTTATGTTCCCAACTACTGCTGGAAGTGGTGCAGCAAAGTATGCAGTAAATCCAAAAATAAGACCTGGAGATATGGTCATTGGATTTTTCTTGGATGGTGATAACGCACAAATCCCAGTCATTATGGGAGCACTTGGACACACGAGTGATTGGTCAACTGCTGGATATAAAAATCCTTTCATTCCTTTTACTGGTCATACTTCTAGAGTAAAAAGTCCACAAGGAACTGGTAGAATAGAGACTGATGAATCAAATGAAGCAACAGAAGAGTCTCAAAAAAGTCCAAGAGCAGTTCCTCCAGAAGTAGCAGCAAGACTGAGAGAGATATCTGCTTATACTGGTATTGGAAGAGAAGTTGTATTTGCCGACACTTGTGAAGATACAACAATTAAAACAGTAAAATCTGAGGTTAATAATTTACTTAAATATATCCAAGAAGCGCAAGGAAAAATTGCTGAGTATAAGCAAGCAATTCAAAACACCGCTGAAGTAATTAAGGGTGCCGTCAACTGGATAGTTGGTAGAATTATGGATTCGATTTATAATTTCCTAGTTGGAACTGAAGATGACCCAGGAATTATTCCAAAAGCATTAAAAGCACTGTATATTAGCGTTTATGGGTCAGTTCTTGCTGCAACAGGCAATCCAGCAGCAGCACACACGGCAGGATATAAGTCCAATGAGGTCTTCGTAATTCCAATTAAAATTTTAGAAGAAGCACTTTCTTGTGTTGCAAATGCAATTGTTGAAGGGCTTTTAGGAATCATAGTTCAATTACTTGAGTCACTTCTTGAAAATGTAGATAGATTTGTAACTTGTGTGGCAGAGCAATTCATCGGATCTCTTGTTAATACAATTACAGATGCAATTGCTGATGGACTGTCTGCCGCTCTAGATGGTGTTTCTGCCTTGTTGGGTGGTGTTTTCAGTGTTGTTGATTTTATTCAAAGCACAGTAGATACAATTCTTGGATTGGGAGGACTCTTTGACTGTAATCAAAGCAATAACAAGTGTGATGGAACTAAAGAATGGATAGTTGGAGTTGGTCCAAAGAGTAGTATAGATCCTTTAGAATCATTCAATAGTATCTTTGATATTGCAAATACTATCGGAGGTGTTGTTGGAGATGTAACTTCTGCAGTTGAAGGTGTTGCAGGAATTGCAGATGTATTCTCAAACGATATTTTACAGGATGCTCTGAATGGTTTAGGAGAATGTATTCCAACATTCCCAACTACTTGCGGATCTCCTACAATCAACATCTTTGGTGGAGGAGGAACAGGAGCATCAGCGATTCCTATTCTTGGTGCTGCGACTCCAATTCTAAATGTAGTTAATAATGTAACACAGACTGCAAGTATTATTGGTGCAGTTGTTACAAATCCTGGTTCAGGATATCGTTTCCCACCATTCGTTGAGTTTAGTGATAGTTGTGGATTAGGTTATGGAGCAAAAGGTAGAGCAGTAATCAATGATGCTGGAAAGGTAACTTCAATTTATATCACATCTTCCGGTGAAGGGTATCCACTAATACAAAATCAAGATGCTTATGGTGTCACTGATGTTGTAGTACAAACTGCTGGATTGGAATACTCTAGAAATGATACTGCAACCGATAATCTTGGAAATACTTATAGTTTGATAGTTGATAATGGTAGAATACTTTCAGCAACACCTCTAAATATTTTGGAGGTTTCTGATATTCCTGTAATTACGGTTGACTCTGAAACTGGATTTGGTGCTATCTTGAAACCAATTCTTGG